ACGAGGTCCTCTGGGAATGATCCCTACACATCCTGTGTACCTATAAACCTTTTGTTTTTCAACTAAAAGGCGACGATATGGCAGACTACATCCTAGCTCCACCTTCTAATGGCTTAGGCTATTTTCCAACCGAGGATAAACCTTGGAAAAGAAAAGGCGTTCGCATTAGTAAGTCGTCAGGAGCTGAAATCACTCTTTGCGATAATTCGGGTCAAACCCCGATGATTATCAAGAAGAGTTGGAAATCAACTCCTGCTACACCTTCAAACGGTGTATATCCGACTCAGTGGAGTCATGGTAGTGCCGAAATTAACCCTGCTTTCATTAAGAAGGAGACTCTTACAGAGAACCCATATTACAAGTATATATATACTGGTGATTGGGCTGTAGGATTCTTCCCAACTAATGACCCTATCTTGTATCAACAAGGTGAGGGAGCTTGCATCCAAACAATCACTAACGCAGAAAATCGCGTTATTACTGAATGTTTGGCTAGGCTTGCTGATCAGAAAGTTAATATCGGTGTCTCTCTCGCTGAAATTGGTGAGACTGCGCGAACAATCGCTAGTCTCGCCCTTGACGGCTTAAAATTGCTTAAAGCAATTAAGAGAGGCAATGTTGCCGAGATCCGAGAACTCTTTAATTTCAAAGGGGACATCGGAGGTAGTGTCGCAAGTCGTTGGCTGCAACTCCAATATGGGGTTCGACCAATTATGAACGACATTTATGGTCTTAGTAATCTTATGAACGGTAACTTGTCTCAGGATGATACAAGTCTTACTGTTCGATCCTTTAAGAGTTATACGGCAATTTTGTCGAGCTCATCGGAGATAACTACTCCGTTAGCATCGACATTTTCCTATAAATCTTGGATCCAATACCATTGTAGGCTAACTGCTTACGTGGCAAAGGAAGAACTAAGAGCATTATCGTTGCTCGGATTAACTAATCCTGCCGAAGTTGTTTGGGAAGTTGTCCCATTCAGTTTCGTCGTGGATTGGTTTGCCCCCGTAGGTACATTCCTTCAAGCGAAAAATGCGCTTGTTGGTTTGCACTATTTATACGGGAGTTTATCCGCAAAAGGTCACACATATGGCAAGATCGAAGCTGTCGATCAGACAACTCACTGTGATTGTTACTCTCACTATGGAATGGATAAACCAATCCACTATAAGAGTTCAATGTTCAGTCGGGCCGTTTTAACAGACCCGGTTCCTGCTATGTATGTTAAGAACCCTTTTAGCATGAATCACACAGCAAATGCTGCTGCGCTTTTCAAAGCTATTAAGGGATAACCTAACCGAGTGTAATTACACTCATAACCCATGGAGAATTGAGTATGCCTCAAATGCAGACTCTTGCCTTGACCGATTGTGCATCAGCATCAGTCGGGTCTTTTGCCCCTGTACGTCAGGAAGGTGACGTAGCCGTGTACCGTAAGGCACATGCTACTGATCCTCACCTGGATGTGATCTTAACGATCTCAACTCGCGTTCAATCGAACGGTGCGTACAGGACTGTCGCGAAGTTTGTGCATCCTGTGGATGTCGACATAAGCGGAAGTAATCCGGATTATGAAGACATAATCGCTGAGATCAATGTTCGCTCACCCGAAGGGTCAGCGGATACTGATCGTACCACGACCTTGAATTATATTCTTGGTCTTGTTACGGACGCCGATTTTCAGGCGTTTCTCATCGATCGTGAAGGCGTCTTTTAAGTTCTCACTAAGCCGCTTCTTTGGCCTACTCCTACCGCGTGAGTTTCACTTCCTAGTTTTTGGGAAGGCTCACGGGACGAGTTTGGTTTTTGAAGTACGCCGTGCTATCAGTAAGCTGCGAAAAACAGCTAATGATACACACGGTGCTTAGTGGCGCTTATTAAGCCTAACCTTCTAACCACAGTGTTATAGGAGTTATTCCATGCACAAACGTAGTCAAAACAAGACGTTTCGACGTCGTTGTACTAGAGGTAATATTAATACCTCTAAGCCTTTACCACTTAATGTCGATCTTAATTGGCTTTCGAGCGAATTAAGAAAATCGACACCTCTAAATACTGGAGGTGCCGATGACTTTAAATGGTCGTACTTGCACTGTTCTATCTTGTCGAAACTACCAATGCCCGAATACTCTAACGAGTATAGGTCAAAGGCAGCTATAGATAAGATGTTAGAGACCGAAGAGGTTTGTCGTGAATTTAATATTCATGGCTTCCCTAACGGGTTCTCTTACAGTGCCGAAAGGCTTAATACAGTCATTTTTGGAGCACGTAGAATTATTTCTGACGTTCTCGGGAGCTTAGATTACTCATTATTTGAGTTTTCGAAGTTCTCTGGCGGTGCCTCTACTTCGAGGAATCGCCGCAAAAGTGAACCGTATTATAAGTACTCGCGCGACAGAGGGACTCTGGATGTCACATTAGGAGCATATCGATATGCTAAATCTATTATCGAATGTACACCAATGTGGCATGAACAAGGCGTCAAGCTTCGGCTTGTCTCTGGAAACAGAGTCACTACGGTCCCTAAGAAGACCGAAATCGATAGGACCATAGCTATGGAGCCGGACATGAATATGTACCTGCAACAAGCTGTTGGTAGACACATTAGACGACGCCTGCGTTTCGCAGGTATCGATCTTAATGATCAAACAGTTAATCAACGTTTAGCAAAACAAGGATCTATTTGTGGTCAATTGTCCACGATAGATTTAAGTTCTGCTTCCGATAGTATTTCTTATCGGTTAGTTGAAGAACTGTTACCTTTCGATTGGTTCTCATTGTTAGATGATCTTAGATCACCTACAGGTGAATTACCGGATGGATCCAGTATCACATGGGAGAAGTTCTCCTCAATGGGAAACGGTTTTACTTTCGAACTTGAGTCACTTTTGTTCTATGCGCTCGTCAAATCGACGGTCGAATATGAGCTTAAGTGTCTCAATAAGAAAGTTTTCTTAAGGAGTCACCCTTTGGCTTCTACCATTTCGGTATATGGTGATGACATTATTTGTCATTCCATGTTTGCCCCAAGTGTCATATCTGTTCTTAAAGATGCTGGTTTTGCAACCAATGTCGATAAGACGTTTATGACTGGTCCCTTTCGGGAATCTTGTGGTAAACACTACTTTGATGGTATTGACGTTACTCCGTTTTACGTGAAATCTCCAATCAACGGTACTCAACGTATCGTATGGTTGTTGAACTCACTTAGAAAATGGAGTATGCTTGGAGACACATTAATCTGTGATCCAAGTACTTATCATTTGTGGAGACAACTACGTCGTCGTTTCTGTCCTCGCCGCCTTCTTGGTGGTAAGGATATAGATTCGACTGATGCAGTTGTTTCACCTGGTCCCAGAAGAGATAAGCTTGTACCCATTTCTCGACCTCGGTCGATTAATGGAATACCAGCTATTCTTAGATGGTTCCAGATTACAAATGGTGCTGACGTCATTCAGTTCTCGGACATTAGCAACGTCCGTCTACTTGATGAAGCCGAGGACCGAACTAGTATCCAACTAGTTCGGGATCCATGTTCATTCCATTTTAGGAGGAATGAACAGCCGTGGCG